AACTGCCACCGACGACGGATCTTTGACTTTCGATTGTTTTGATTTGGCTGTTGGGAGAATGCCTGCTGCTTGCCCTGCGGCCTTGAGTGCTCCTGCACTTAATGTAACTTTCATACAGTTACCTTGCGTGTCTGTCCAACTTGGAAAGCTTACACCAAGTTGGTCAGATATTGCGGCAACATCATCACCACTATTCACATATAAAAATCCAGTGACTGCACTATCCATAATTATAATGCCGTCAAAATCTTTATCAGCTTTATAGACGTCAAAACTAGTGTTAAGCATTTGTTTTTTTAATTCTGTGCCATTGATGACACCGTTTGATCCAACAATTTTATTAACCATCGAATTGACATTTACACTAGGGTAATGCATTTCCAACATTGCTTTTAGTGCTAGCTTTACTTTTTTGCTGTCATTGCCAAAAAAAGCACTAAATGCCGACATGTTTAATTTAGGATTAAAAATTTCTGCAATTTGGCTATTATCCGTTGGAATCTCTGCTTCAGGATCAATCTGTTTTATTATAGGTGCATATTCTCTAGAAAAACGGCCCACTAATGCTTGACTGCCGGCTGGGCCAAGTCTTCCGTTTTGGCCGGCTTTTAATTCAATTTTAGTCCCATCAATATCCAAATCCCCCGGAGCCCCACGACGATTTACTCCCGGGCTAATAATGTCTAACATATATTCGCCCTTGCCCACATCGCCTTTTTCGCCTATTTTTCCAGAAATTTTTTCAAAAATATCAACTTTGATAGCATCAAAAGTTTTTCTATATTCACTGTCTATCAATTCTGCATAGCTATGCAATTTACGTGGAGTTAATAATTTCCGTTCGTCTAATATTCCGTCTGTGCTCAGCTTTTTTAAAAACTTTTTAATTTCAGCATCGGTTAAATTTGCATTGGCCAATGCTTCTAAGAAAACATTACTAACAATGCCTTTATAATTACGCAATGTTGTAAATTTTTCTACATCTTTTTTGATACCGTACTTGTTGGTAAATTTTAGAATATCTGTTAAGTCTTCTTCATCTGGTATTTTTTCAACCCGTTTGGTGATTGCAGAACGTAGTTTTTCCGGATCTTCTTCCACTATATTAATAAATTTACGAATATCGTTTGTCATAATACTATATTTATTCTGAAACTTAATAATAGATAATTTGCTGCGATGCATTATAAATACTAGTAGAAACACTAATAGTGGAAACACTGAAAGGAATGCAAAATGAACTTTTTAAAATGGATCAAAAGTCTTTTTAAAGAAGTGTCTTACCAAGACAATATAGAAGCTTATATTTTAAGTAAACAACCCAAAAGTGCAGCTGAAATAGAACTTTGGATTAGACATTATAACCATCACTCTGTTGGGAGAAATTTTATATGAAAATTACAATTAAATTCTGGAATTTTTTAGTGGGATGGGCTGAAGTGATTGCTGAAAGCAGGAAAAATGCAATCAAGCGAGGGTATCGTGGATACTACTAATTGGCTCCCAATGACTGACGAAGATTGGGAGTGGGTAAACTACGGCAAACTACCCAAGAAATAAGTTATCGTCGTTCGATATCTTCTTCAATACAATTTTCACCGTATTGAATTTCAATGAGTTTTAATGGCTGATTAGTCTCATTGCATAACATATGCCATTCGTTAGCATCGATAAATGTACTCTGATGCGCTATTAAACTGCATTTTAAGTCGTGATCCGTGCTAGAATCTAATGTATATACTGCTGCTTGCCCTTCAGCCACAAACCAAAATTCTGCACGTTTTTCATGACGTTGCATACTTAAACAAGTCTTAGGGGCCACAGTGAGTTCTTTAAGTTTCACCCCTGGTCCGCAGGTGTGCAGAATCCTATAATAGCCCCAAGTGCGAGATGTTTTAGGTGCTTTCCATTCTTCTAATATCCAACTAGACGAATTACGTTTATCTTCACCACCAATACCAAACACAAATTCCACATTGGCATCTTCAAAAGCCATTTCTGGTATGTTATCTTTAGTACGGTCACCACCATTGGCAAAAATAATTTTTGCGGCAGGATATGCTTCTCTTACACGTTTAATTGCATCTCTACTAGAACCGTCATCGTCATAAAACTCATAGACAAAATCTACCATTTTAAGATTATCGACTATGGTTGCACGTTCTGACCAAGGCATAAATGCTCGGCCCTTTTTACGTTCTAACCATGCATCACTGTTAACACCCACTATTAGTAGGTCTCCTAATTTTTTTGCTTCTTCAAAATAAGCAATATGTCCGCTGTGAATCGGATCGAATCCGCCAGTTACTAGTACAATTTTCATACAACTACTTATAAAGTAATATCTTCCATGCCTGCAGTTCTGAGTCTACTTACATGACCTAGCATAAAGTTTTTACTTTCCAAACCTTTCATTAGACCCAACCACTTATTTCGAACCAACGCAACTTCATTAATGATTGTTTCAAAATCAATTACCTCATCTTCGCCGTCCACGTATTTTTCAGCGTCCCTGCTAGTTAATGCTCGAGGATAATTTTCTAAATATTTTTGAAAATGTTTTTTACGAATTTTTCTTAATTGTAGATTAAGATATTGTAGTACTGCTTCGATTTCTTGTAACTGGTTAAATCTCTGTTCTGTAATACCAGGCAATGAAGCAACATTTTTTTCTAAATTACCTTTAATATTACATTCAAATTTGGCCTGTACTAATTCATCTTCATAATAATTTATGAAGGCAGGAATATTTCCCATGTCAGCTACTACTTTATTATACCACATTATTCGTTAACCAGTTTATCTAACCATGGAAAATATTCTCTCCAGTTCAATCCACGGCGTAAATCATTCTGCTCTAAGTAAGAAATAAGATCTTGTTGGCGTTTTAAATTAGAATTTGACTTTTGTTTTAGCTTTTCTATAATCCCAGACAATACATTTAGAGTTTGCTGCTGGTCCCATGAATCTTGTGGAATAGATTCGTATACCCTATTTAATGATGGTTCAAATACGCTTATGTCAAAATTTACAGGACTAAAAATGCTGTCTTCGGGTAGTACTAAATGCATATACCAAAAAATTTCTTTATTTTTACTCCACTCTTTATATTTAAGTACCAGATGTTCTATGTCGTGTATGTTCAATGAACATATAGTCGACAATAATCCAATTCTTAAAGATTTTAGTTCGATTATTGTTTTCATATTTTCATCGAATAGAAAATGATTAAATCCAGAACGGACATACTCTTGACTCTTACCCCAACCATCAACACTGACTTGTATGTCTACTCGTTTAACCTTACCATCGGCTGATAATTTTTCAAGTCTTAGTGCAGTGTCTTTAACTATACTATTTTTTATATTTAAATTTGTAATAACATTAAATTCTAAGTTTGGATGAGGATTCAACTCAAAATACTCAATCAATGAAAAAAAGTCTTTTTGAAGAAACGGTTCACCTCCTGCGATTTGCAATCGCAATAGTGATGTGCTATTTTCTTTAAACCATTTCCAAAATAGAGGTACAAGTTCTTTATAATTACCCAAATCGATATCATTCAGGTGTGTAAGTATGCTACCGCCAAATTTATTATTTTCAGCTTGTATAGAAGAACTCAACGAACCATTACAGTACACACATTTTAAATTACAGGCATTAGAAAAAAATACTTCTAAAATAACTGGTTGAACATCAAGTTTGTTGGGATTGCTATCTAATACCTCAGGGTATATTTCTGGTATTTGATTTTGAAACATCCTATCACTTATTCCGCCAGATTCTTCTATACTTTTACAATACTCGCAAGTTCCAGTTGGCCATTTACCATCCAACATTTCAGCTCGAGCACTTAACTTCTCAGATGTATTATGAAAATTTTCAAAATTCGATGCATCTATCGAACTCTGACTTGCTCTATGGCATGATGCCGTTTTTCCGCTGTTTAAATATATTGTACTCCATGCCCATTTTAGTCTACATGATGTATCTGTTTTTATTGGAAAATATTTTGGCATACCCAATTATTACTCTTCGTAGTCGTCTTGGTCTTCTTCATCTAATAGATTTCCAGCATACTCGTCGTAGCTGCGTTTGGTATAACTATCGATGCCACTAAATTCCTTAAGTTCTATGTCGCCTAGTAAATCAACCAATATGCTCATTAAATTATCACTGGCTTCTTGCCTATCCTTTTGGGGAATGTATTGTTTAAGTGTTGAATAAACTTCACCTAATAATTCTGTGTCAATTGTCATTCTTCAATATCCTGTTCGTTTACAACAGACAATTTTTGATGAGGATTCTTAATATAATCTGCCATCACGTTGTCTAAACTATTATTTTCGTTTCGCTCCCATGCTTTACGAAATTGTTTAATAACTGTACCGTCTGCTAGAGTATATTTAAGGCTGTTGCCTTCTTTGGATAATAAACCTTTTCCCTCAAACATATCAACTAAACCACTGTAGGGATTCATTCCAGTTTCATAGGGAATCTTAACCTGAACACTTTCAAAGGGTTTGGCATAGCGAGTTTTCATAATCTTGCAGCTAGCACGAATACCCTTAACTTCGCTGATCTTGTTGCCATCTTCGTCCTCTTTGAGCTTGAGTTTACGCATGGCGACAACGATTGAGCTTGCATAGATAAAGCCCTGACCGCCTGAAATTTTATCATCAGGGTCAAACATGTCCTGGCTTGCGTAGGTGTGGTTTGTGGCCACCAATCCTAAGTTTAAATCACCGAACATATTTACACAATTACGCACTAATGCTGTTAGAGCCTTGGGCTTGCGTCCCATGTCACCTTTAAGATCGCCTGCATCAAACTGGTTAACGTCTGTGGGAGTTAAAAGCATACCCAATGAGTCTAGCACGAACAATACTTTGGGACGCTGATCTTCTGGTAATACTTTGTACTCTTTAACAAATTCACTAATCATCTTAGCCACGTCATCGATCATGGCCATGTTGAGTTTAAGTAATTTGTCCTCAGACGTATCGACCCCAAGTGCGTGTAACCATGCTTCGTCAAGTGCATTTTCGGTGTCAATTAAGATAACATAAATGCCCTGTTGTTGGGCGTTTTTAACAAGGTTACCCGAACAAATAAAACTTTTACCTGCGCCAGACTCCCCTGCAAATACTGTAACTTTGCCCATAGGGATTCCTTTATTAAAATCCCCGCTGATAAGATAATTTAATGCATAGTTGTTTGTAGAGATCCATGTGTCTGGGTCCCTAAATCCTACACTGATACCGTCAATACTTTTTGTAATGCTTTTTCTAAATTTGCTTAAGTCAAATGGTTTTGTTGCCATAATGTTTATCCTTTTAATAATTTAAATTTGTTGTTACCTTTAAGGTTTCTATATACAACTTGTCTATACTCGGTTAATTTATTTTGAATATCTACTAGATTCCCGATATTTAAAAAGTTGCCGGACGGAACCATATTTCGTTCCTTACACCAACTTATATACTCTGAACTTAGATTAATAGTTTGTGGACGACATAAATGTAAGCTAACAAACCCTAGCAACTGATCATAAGAGTTTTCGTCTAGATGTTCTAATTTATCATCGAAGTTAAGAAACTTATTATACAGTGTTCTTCCACGATGGTTAAACGCTATCCTTAAATTACAAATATCGTTAGATAATAAGAATTTAGAGAAAGGATTCGGGATAGAAAAATGACTAT